ATTTCATCATCTACAAGATCACCCTGTTTGATACCAACCTGTTCAAACGCCTCTGTTTCTGTATCTACAGTGTCGAGGTCTAAAAACTTGTGGTATTGAAAATCTGCAAGAGTGCGGCCTTTACGATCACGAATCGGGCCGGGATCACCGTATTTACTTATATCAATCATCTTGTCTGATTTTTTTGAACTTGGGGGTTGTGGAGCGAATTGCTCACCTATGTATAATTTTGATTCGTCATCACGAATAATTGGCACTACTGTAGCCATGGTATTTCTCCTATATTGTTGGCATAATTGCCTTTAACAAAGAGAGATGGTTGCATAAGCGATTATCTCTCTTGGTATTATTATATAGTACTACACAAAAGGAATATTGTCAAGCCCAAAATGACTCTAAATTCCCTTGTTCTAAACTATAATTTGTTAGAACAAGTTCCTTCCTACCCTTCTGTTCTTTCATATATTTGCCTACTGATCTCATAGTATAGGTATGATCAAACTCCAACTCATTCCAACCTTGAAACCTATCCTTGATAGGTTGATCTGCATTATATGATATCATACAACTCATATCACACTCATTACAATTCTTTGCAAATTCATCATGATCGAAAGTAAGATGCATTGAACCATTCTTACCATAGAGTTTTGAATCCTTCAATTCATATGGTGGGTCAAGGTATACAAATGCTTTAGGATTGTTGTCCTTCAATAATACATCATAAGAACCATTTGTAAATTTCCAATTGCGAATTAACTTCTGGTAATGTGGTAACTTACTAATGACATTTATTGTAAAATTCTTTTTATTTGCTTGATCAGAGTATGATCCTGTTTCCGTAAGACCACTGAAACTATTTCTGTTAGCAAAATACCAAGCTACTGCTTTATCAAACTTAGTACTTACATCATCATTGATGATCTCTTTCTGCTCTCCCAGCATTGTCTTTGCCACTTCTGGTGTGATACATTCACTCTTCATTTGCAGCAGTGTATCACGCATCTTTTCACCATCACTTTGAACACTTGTCCAAAAAGTGTATAGAGCTGGATAAAGGTCATTTACCCAAATCTTCATATCTGGATACCGATTTGATATCGCAACGGACATAGAACCACCACCAAGAAATGGTTCACGCCACTCCTCATACTCTCCTATGTTTGGAAGAAGTTCATATAATTTCTTCACCGCTTTAGATTTACCGCCGGGATAACGAATTGGTGTTGTTAATTTTGGTATTCTCATCCGAAAAAATCCTCTAATGTTCCTTGTGTGCCATAACTACCATCAATTCCCCATTGTATCTTATCTGTTATGAAACGTAGAGGTTCAATAAAACTCTTCTCGAACTGCTTCGGCCTGTCAATCAGTTCTTCCATACCAAACTCTGTGGGGAAAGAGGTCATGAACGACAGTGAGCTTGATTGATACTTGTTTGGTTCTTTGAGTGCAACAAATTTCACCTTGTCTCCCTCTTGAATATATGGATACTTGGCAGACAGACCATTCTTATTTACCAAGTAGTTCATGAGTATGGCACCCTTTGTGTGTATGGGGGCACCTTTCTTGAAGAAACCATACTCTACGCTCTCACCACTCATCAAATCCATCGTGCTGTTAGATGTTGCAGTATATTTCTTGACACCATTACAACTACGAGGATACGCAATATCCTCTGCTGGTAGGTTCATAAACTCCTCACGAAAATCTTTGATGAATGCATTCAGTTCCTTCTCATCACCATCAATAATTATTTTAAGTGCTTGCTTAATCTTCTCTCTACAAGGGGCAGGAGTAGATGACTTGACAGCCTCGATACCCATGATCTTTAGGTATGGCTCCTTGAACCGCACACCTTCCATATCCCACACGTTGAGGATATATCGTTTCTTTGCTGTCCATATACCAGTTGAGGCAATGGCTTCTCTTGCCATCTGCATCTTCTGGTCATACGCATTCATTCGTTTAGCAAGAGCCTCATAACTTTTGTCAATAAAAGGTTCCAACTCCTCTTTTGCAAATGCATCCAAGAAATTGACGATCTTGCTAGTCTGCTCTCCAGATTTGAACTTCTTAGCAACCAACGATTCAAAAGTGACATATACCGAGTCTGTATCGCTCGCAATAACATAGTCAACCCCAGTAGTTTTGAGGATTCTGTTGAGATATATGTTAAAAGACTTTTCAACCCATCGTATAGATAACTGGCCAGACGTTGTAATTGCTGTAGCGACCAAGAGATCAAAATAACGAAAGTAGTTATTACCAATTGCGCCATAAGCGGAATTAAGAGAAATCTTCTTTGCCATTTGGATGTTGTCGTAGCGAGATATCTTTTTGAGTAGTGCGGGGTCACCAGTGTCTTCATACTCTTGTTTAGCTTCGAGCATAAGCTTCTTATATTTGACACGATCATTATATACATTCTCCATTATTTCTGGCAGAAATCCTTTGACATCCTTACGGAAAAAGGCACCGTTTGGAGTCATACAATACTCTGAATCATTTCTGATTTTCTCATCAAGAATGCCACCTACCATGCCCTCTTTCACTTCACAATCGGGCACTAGGGTTTCTGGTGAGATGTTATACTGCATGATAAGGTGTGGATACAGTGAGTTCAAGTCAAACGACATAACCCATTTATGCATACCCACTTGAGGGTCTTTGACATAAGCACCCTCAAACTTCTCTACCTTCTCATTATCCTTCTTTTGTGGTATCACAATATTCTTTTTGCGAAGGTGATTGTATATCACATTGTCCCAGTAACGCACCTGTCCCAGAACATCCGTAAAGTTTACCTTACCGTCATATGCCATAGTCAAGCACAACTCAATGAGCCGCATCTTGTCTTCTAGCTTATCCACAATCTCCACGTCTTGAATGTTGTATTCAATGAACGACTGATAGTCTTTCTGATACCACTCTCGAAATGTGTCAAAGGGATTGCCATCCTTCCGCTCACCCAGTTCTACAAACGCAATATGGTCCAGCGTATATCGTTCTTGGTTTGTATATGTGAACTTGCGATACAGGTCAAAGAAGTCTAGTGCAGACACACCTTGTATATCATACACTTGCCGCTTGCGGCCCATCTGATACACTTCCTTGGCAAACACATTGTTCCAAGGTGATAACTTATTCATAAAGTCTTCATCAAATAGGTTCTTGATACGATTACAGATGTAGGGAATGTCAAAAAACTCTGTGTTCCAACCAGTCACAATGTCTGGATATATCATGCGCCATTCGTCAAGAAACTTAATGAGCAAGTCATCCTCATCTCTACACAAGCGATAGTCTACATCCTCACGGATGTTTTGAAACTCATGCAGACCCCAGACAACAATCTTCTTGCTCTGGTGGTTCTTCATCGTGATTGACAGTAGTGGTTCTGCGGCATCCGTTGGATCAGGAAAACCGTTCTCACACTCCACCTCAATATCAATAGTCACAATGAGGACTTTATCCTTGTCCCAAGGCACATCATCAGGATACTCATCACTGATATAGCAATAAGGATACTGTGTATTACCGAACACAATCTCTTGATTTGCTCTCTGTTCAACCCATGCTTTTGCTTCCTTTATGGAGTCGAATTTACGAGGAAGAACATTCTGACCATCAAGCGTCTTGTATCCTGTATACTCCTCAGTTTTTAAATCGAATAGTGTAGGTCTGTAGTTTACCCGCTTGGATACCCGCTGACCATCCTTGACACCTCTCACCAGAAGAGAGTTGCCACGCTGAATCACATTTGTATAGAATTCCATTATATAAGTATATCACCTTTATAGTTGTCTGTCAAGTCTCTCTTTTCTTTCCAATATTGTATTTTGTCTCCAGCAACCATTCATTCTTCTCTTTGTATGTGAGGATTTTTATTTGACTTAGTGGTGCTGATTCATGAGAGCTTTCACTCATTATTTGAATCAACCCCCAATCCTGTAATAGATTTGCGATTGTATTTCTACGAGACAAATCGTTTGTCGATATATTGGTTCTCTTTCCATCAAGGGCAAATAGCTCCTTGAAATGCACAATGTAATATCGTCCCTGTTTGTGTAGGATGTGGCAGGATTGGTATAGTTTCCTCTCTTTTCGAGAAGCAACACCAATGCGTGATAGTGTCTCTCTGACCTTTAGAAAATCGTCGGGTTCATTTAGTCCCACTTCGAGTAGTTGTTCTTGTGTCCAGCTAATTTCTTCCATCTCTTCCACCTTTTCTCATCTTTTGTTTTATGGCAGAAATTTGTTCATCATTCAGTAGGTCAAGAGCAACCTTTGCTTTCTCGTTGTTGTATCCATAGAACTCTTTAACATACTCTAGATTCTCTAATTTCGTCGCCTTCAGCCAAGGGGTGTACCTTTTCCTTGGACGTAGACTATTTATCAAAAAATCAAACTGAAGTTTCTTATCCAGATGGTGTAACTGGTTAATCTCATTCACTAGCATGATTGTGTCTTGAAATGGTGCAACACACTTATTTACGATGAATGGTGGGTATTTCTTCTCCCATGTCTCATCCTCATCATCCATAAGCTTTTCTTTGGTAGAGTTTACCGCATTGAGATAGTCCTTTAGTTCATACATGTCACACCTTCCACGGTAAATCTGTCTCTGATGCAAAATCAGTGAGGTCGAACACTGGTTGTGCAAGTGTGTCTTGATTAGAGTCTGCAAGACCTTGTTGTTGTGCATCCTCTACATCATACAACTTCATCTTCGCTCTGTCAATACCAATAACGAATCTTTTATTGGTGGTAGGGTCATTGTATCGGTTCTTGAGTTGCTTCACCGCAATCTGGTTCAGTTCGTCAAGTTCCTCATTACTAATGAGCGCAAACATGAGGTCAGCCGTAGCAGGCAGACCAAAAGATTCTGACGTATCTTCCAAGCCCACATCACTATTGGAGAACCCGCTCCTTGTGGTCTGTGTAGCCGACATAATCGGGACGTTTGTTTCAACTGCGAGTCCCCTAAGTTCTTCAGCAATTGCCTTGATATACATGTAACTGTTGACATTTCCATTCGCCTTAAATCGTGATGATGCACATATGTTTAGATAGTCAATGAAGATGATATCTGGTTTGAATGACCTCTTGATAGCAAGTTCTTTGATCAGTCCTCGAAAGTGGTTACTATGTGCTGATGCAGTAGGGTATTCCTTGATGATAAGATGTCCAGTTGTTTTCTGTGTAATGGCCTTCATCTTATCATCATACATCTGCTTGGGTAACTCATGCAGATCATCTATAGAGATATTCATGAGGTTTGCATCAATACGTTCAGCTATACGCTCTTCAGCCATCTCCAGAGTGATGTATAGGACACTTCTGTTCTGACTTAGACAGTTTGCTGCCATATGACACATGAACAGCGACTTACCAACACCAGTGCCTGCAAGGGCAATGTTCAGTGTCTTCTGTGGTAATCCACCCTTGGTGATACGATTGAAGAAGTCCAGATCAAATGGTATCTTATCCTCTACCTTATGGTAAAACTCAAAGCGGGAATCTGCATCGCATAGGTAATCATGACCAACACGGTTATCAAAACCAACAGCCAAGGCTTCAGTAAGAATACTTGGCAGAGAATCGACACCTCGTTCTTTATCCTTTCCATCAATAATTTTAATCCCATCCACAATTGCATTGTATACCGCCTTATCTTTACAAAAATCTTCTGTTGTCTCCACTAACCAATCAAAGTTCGCATTATCGTCTTCTTCAAGGGTTTTAACTACTGATAACACTCGTTTGTAATCATCCTCATTCAAGTCATTACGACTGTCCAGTTCGACCTCTAGAGCATTTCGATTAGGTAGGTCGTTATACTTATCTACGAACTTCTGTATCTCCTCAAAGACAGTTCGTTCTGTTCTGTCAGAGAAATAGTCACCCTTGATGAAGGGCAGCACCTTTCTTGTGTATTGTTCATTATATATCAGATTTGTTAAAATCGTTTGTTCAATTGTGTGCATTTATATCCTCATGTTTTCATATGAGCGTTGAAACTCATACTTCTTCTTTCGCCTTCACTGTAGAAGGGATAGACAAAATGTTTTAGGTATGATGGGAACACCAGCAATTTCCCAACCTCTGGCTTGAACTTCAAATAGTTGCTCCTCATGTCCTGTGTCTCACCATACATGAACTCAATGAGTCCATTAGTAGGATAGTGGTCTTCAAACTCTTTGTCAAGCTCCTCTTGCATCTTTGGTGGTATCTTCAGATAGATTACAGCAGAGAAGTCGCCACTATGATGATGGTATGGATTGTACTCTCCAGCATACTGACTGACAATCCAACTATGTGTCAAATGAATATTGTCAAGTGTGGGTTGCACACCATCATTGGCAATCTCAATCCACTTGTATGACCTATTCTTTGATATGATGTACTTGAGGTAATCTAAACACGCTTGCCTCATGACCTTGAACAGAAAATCTCTGTCACCACTATTTGCTACAGGTATTTGAATCTCTTTGCTCACCTTACCAACGAGCTTATGTGACCAATCCCACTTGACACTCTTCTGCTCATCACTTAAAACAGCATCACCAGTATCATTCACAATGTCTATAAATCTCTTGGGAACCGTAGATTCCATTATGGTAGGACTAAATACCTCTAAAAATCTAGAGTGTGTCTTCTTTCTCTTCATCATCTATGTCCTCGTTTTGATTCTCAACAATGTGAACGAGAATATCGCCAATGAGTTTAAAAAATTCATCACCAAACTCCTCTCTTGGTATGTTATAATTATCTACTATATCATACTCAAATCGAAATGGCAAGGTTCCATCTTCATTTTCTTCTTCTGCAACACTTACCACACCATACTTATATACAACACCATGATATTTTCCCTTATCAGTGATACAGACAGATGCTAAATCATCATCCTCTTTTGCGACAAATGTGTATTTCCCTTCCATATCAAATTTCCTTCTCTTGTGAATCCATTCTCTTTGATTTCTCCAACTCAGCCGTTGGGACTTCTGGAGAAACATAGTGCAGATAACTTTGTAATAGATATTTTGGTTTCTTCACTGGTTTTCTGCCGCAATGTAACCAAGGGAACATAGGAGGAAAAACAATAGCTCTTCCCCCAATACATTTTATAGATAATGTAGAAACACTGTCTTCAATAAACTCTGTCTCTCCAGCCTCATTATCATCTAGATATATAAAGAAGGCAAGAAACCTTGCATCTGTATCTTGACTAGAGACATCTACATGCCATGGGAATTCATCTTCATCATTAGGATGATATTTTTTGAGTTTCATTCCCTCTAAAGTATATTGACTAGGAAATAGATTTTTGTACTTATCAGGCCAGGGAAGGTCTTCTTTGTATTTCTCAATTATTTTTGTAAATGCATCAAGACATACTGGAATTTCATCTTTCCAAAATTCGGTATTATCAAAAAGAAGAATATCCGAAAATTTGCGATAATCATTCCATACCGTTTTGTCATCG